TGGAAGGAGCGTACTCGCCTGCCGTGCCCACTCAGCCGGCTTGCCGTAGAACGCTCCCCTGGCGACCTCGGTGTATATGACGGCTTTTACAATATCCGGGTCAATTGAGTAACGCGCAGCCGCTGCATCGATTAGGCTTTCGTTCTTTCTAACCTCCCGCGCCGCATAACCATTTGTCTGGACAAGATTCTCAACGCGGCGATTCTGATAGCCCGGAATGTCCGAAAATTTCTGGCTTTCAAAATAGAAGCGCGTATCCGGTGCGTCGCCCAGTATCGCACTCTTCCGGTCTCTTTCACTTCGCAGATATTTCGGCAAAACGCTCTCCTATAATTTTCGTTCAAGCACATGGATCAATTGACAGAATAGAAATGCGGCTAGAATGACTGCGTAGAACTCCCCTGTCACGAAGACGAAATTGACAGCAAAGTTCGGCAAGTAGTGGCCCGCAAGAAGCTCGAGCGAAAGGCAATCCTGCTGAAAGATCTTGCAGAAATTGACATAATTCGAATAGTAAATGGTTGCACCGATGGCCAATGGTGCGGCCGACGCGGGCGGCACACATATCAAGAAGCGGACGCCAAGCCCGAACAACGGTTCGTCGCCGCCCGTCTTCCGCGCGAATCTCGAGCGCACCATCAAAGATACAGCTAAGAAGTAACCCGCCACTAAAGTTGAAAACTCGTTGAAGACTTGCGACTGACCTAAGAATGGCGAGGAAAACGACATTGTGAATGCGAGCAGCACTATCAGATAATTGATGTACATCTTAATCTTCTTCGCTCAGTCATAACTCGCTTCAACATCCATTAGTCAACGTCACGACAACGCCGCTCCGAACAACGCAGGTGAACGGCTAGACAAGCCGACATTTAGTTCCGCCAGGCATCATTCTACTCTCGGTCGAGTTAGCAAAAGCTCATGTCAAGGAATGACAACAACGGTTCTTCGAGCCACCACGCCGCCCATACAACGAGATAACCCTTCAACCAGTCTCGGAGCGCCAGCGGGTAGAGGACCAGCAGTACGCCTGCATCTACGCAGATGGACCCAAGATGAGTGAATAGGTATCGATCAAAGCTTCCGTACATCCAGCAGAACTCAATGCCCTTGTCGCCAAGGAACTCGCGCATCTCGTTCAGCGTTACGACAAGGATTATTGCAAGCAGGAAAACTATCGCGGTTGCGCCGTAGACCGGATAGAGCATCCATCGTTGACGACGCCTAAGATCGCCGTGAGTGAGCATAAATTTCAAGGAACCTGGAGATTCTGGCCGGATGGCAAGACTTTACGCAACCCATGTTTTCTCGCTTAGGATTTTCCGTGCAGGCCAGGTATTTTTCATTCAGAACTTTCAGGATGTTTTGTGCAGAATTCCAGCATTCCCGTCTGTATTTGCCTGGACAGCTCCCGCGTCACAAAATCCCGAACCGCCTCCTCCGCTCGGCGATCTGCGCCAGCTCCTTCAATTCGGCCTGCGCCAGCTTGCCATTGGCGACGACGGCGTTCAGATGATCGCGAACCTTGCCGACGATGTTGATGGCGAGGAACAGTTTCTCGCGCCCGGCCACATCGCCGACGACCGTGGCCCGCCAAGCCGCGGCGTAGTTTTCCTCCAGTGTCTTGAAGGTTTCGGTCAGGAGCTCGTTATCGAGCAGCTCCTGCGCACGCGCCGCTTTTGTGACCGCTTGGTCGAGCCCGCTTTCGTCAGACATTCGATTCGTCCTTGCCGTTCTTTGCCTGCATCTTGGCATCGCGGTTTGCGGCGGCCGCCACCATGCCGAGCGCCGCTTCCGTGACCTCCATCTCGTGATGCGCCTGGGCGTGATGCATCTTCTGCTGCTCGGTCGCGGCCTTGAGATGCGCGTCGAGCACCTTCATCTTGGCATCGAGTTCGGTCTTGATCTTCGCCAGTTCGATCTCGGCCTGCATCTTGACCTGCTGGTGGATGGCGTCGGCCTGTACTTTCTGTTGCTCGGCTTGGGCCCTGTGCGCGGCGGCGGCCTGATCGGCCTGCACCCTCGCCTGCAGCGCCAGCAATTTCGGATCCGGCGGCGGCGCTGGCGGCGCCGGCGGCGGATGCAGGAGCTGACCGGTCTGCGGATTGACCGCGGTGGGATCGTTGAAGAAGCGCCCCGGATTCTTGTGCCCCATGATCCGCGTCAGCTCGGTCGCGGTATTATAGAGCTCACGATCGCCGACCATGTTGACCTTGCCGCCGGCGATCAACTCCTTCTGGATGTTGGCAAGCGCCATCAGCTGCGCGAATTGCTGCGCCTTGCCGCCGGAGCCGAGGCCGACATTGATGGTCATGTCCTCGCGGGTCTTCCAGGCGCGCGGATCGACCGCGACCCAGGCGTTACGGAGCCGCACGGTCTGCTGCGCCTGGCCGTGCTTGCGGATCGTGCCGTGCAGCAGCGCAAAGATATCGCGCACGCCTTCAGCCATGATGCGCGCGATCAGCTTGATCCGCATCTGCGAGGCCGAGAACATCTGCGCCACTGCGGTCGCCGACTGGTTCTGCAGCGCATTGGCGTCGATGCCCTGCGATTGCCGCGAGAGTCCGGTGCGGGTCTCGAGCTCGGCGTCGATATACTGCATCATCGGATAGATCGACGAGGTGATGTCGGGCACCACTTGCCAGTTGAGCCCGCCGGCCGTCTTGGTGCGGACCACCCCGCCCGGCCTCGACACCAGGAGATCGTCGAGCGTGTTGGGGCCCGCATTGGCCTCGGAGACTTCCACTCGCGGGTTGTTGTGCAGATAGAGATTGTCCAGCGCGCCACGCTTGAGCGCGGTCTTCTCCCGCTGCAACGGCATGACGAGATCGGCAATCGAGCGGCCGAAGAAGCGATGCGTCATCGGCACTGGCGTCGTCGCCGCGAACGGAATGGTGTCGAACGGCGTGATGCATTCGCGCCCGTCCTTGCGCAGGATCTCGCTCTGGTCGCCGCCGGTGATGACCTGATAAAGGCAGGGCCGGCCATCGCCTTCATAATCCATTCGCACATAGTGCTCGGTGATGCGGACCAGCCGCGTGGCTGAATTGATGCTATCGCCGCCTCCGCGAAAATGCTCGTCCGCTGTGTCACGGGCCAGCGTCTCGATATTGCTAGGCCCGGTGTAGCCATCGAGCGATTTGATCTGCTCGGCATCGAAGCCCTCGGCGATCAACTGCGCCTCGGTCTTTGTCACCACCTCGTGAAAGCAGTAGTTGCAGTCGCAGATGCTGCGTGCGCCACGTTCGATGCCGAATTCTTCGGGCGGAACGCCCATCACGCGCGCAAGCGCGAGTTTCCGCGTGGTAACGATCGTGACGTCGTGGGTTGCGGGCGCAGCCGGCAGCGCGGGCGCCGCCGTGGGAGCGGAAATGGTCATATCATTGGATCTCACAGGGAACGGGGTGATGGTCAAAAGCGTTCGGCCGAAGCTCGCCTGACGCGGTTTGCTTACTGGCTAGTAGCCGCGTCGGCCGCTATTGCGCAGGTATTCCCGAAGGAGACCGGGTAACCCGCCGGCCGGCGGCGTTTCTGGATCTGACGGCTCGAAAGCCCCAACTTCTGCCAACAGGGCTGGAAGTCCGCGGGGCGCTGGACTCGACGACGAGGATTCGATTGAAGCGCCACTTATACGAGGCGGACCAAACAGCCACTCCGGAGGGCGAGAGGGAGGATCCACGTCGCGCGGAGGCGGCGGCGCTGGCGGTATGATCGGAACCGGGGCATACGGACTGGGGTCATTCAACGATGGCTGCGGCGGAAGGAGCTCCCACCAGGGACGAGGCTGCGGCGGCCGCATCAGCTGGTCGATTGTGGGAATATCTGTGGGAGCTTTTTTCCTCGCACGAGGACCTCGAGAGCCGAACGAATTGTGGTCGGGATTATCGAATGAATTTGCCATGCCGCTACCTCGGACTGCGGGCTCGTGACACGCAACAGACCCCGTTGCGATCGTTGAAGGAGGATTTTGTGCATTGATGCGTGCAGCTTCACCGCCGATTCCGGCAAGCACTTGCCCAGCGCGCAATTTTTGATCGACGCCATGCAGGAGGCCTGGAGTCCCATCCGCAACGAAGGAATGTCGACGCTACGAAGTGACCTGCCAGAAGTCAGGCCAGGCGGCGCGATAACCCTCATCTAAAATTAGCAACAAGATTGCCGAGCAATCTCCGCTGTTTCACGGTCGAATGACGTCCGGCGGAAATGGCTGAAGCGGTCGACCCGTGCAGATAGCATCACGCATCTTCAGGGCCTCGCGATGACGGCTCTCAAACTCAGTTAGCGAAACGTTGGAAATCTCACACGACTCGCGATGCTCATTAGCATAGCGAACAATCCTACCCCACGTCATGGAAAAGCCGTTGTAAGCCTCGCACGTAGCCATGGCAGTCAACTGTGTCGCGGCCTTAGCGGCCTCGCCTCGCAGTTTCGCTAATTCCGGGCACCTTGGCTGCGCGTAGGCGTGACTGCAGAGCGCTACAAGCGTTATCGTTGCAAAGGCTGACAAGTAAATGCGCATCACGGACATCCTTGCCTCCGCGCGCTCCAGTGAGCCCGAAAGGCTCCGGTCAACCGACAACAGCGGGAGTGTCATCGTGCCACTGTGCAGCCAGCTCGATAAAAACTTGAAAAGAGACATGGACTGGACCGTTCATCAACCAGCCGAAACTACACACCCCAGGCGCCGCGATCAACAATACATCTTCGGGTTGTTGCGCAAGTATTTCTGCACAAGTTCTGCATAAATCCAGCCCGCCCGCCGGGCTTAACGGCGATAGACTTCAGGATTGTTTCGCAAGTAATCCTGTATAATGCCCAGCAACCCGCCGGGCTCCTGTGGCGATGCCGCTGGCTGCGCCGGCTGCTGTGAGTAACCCTCCGCAGAAGATTTCCAACCGCCCATTCCACTTCCAGGCGGATTGGCATAGCGCGAACTCAGATATCTGATCGGCGGCGTAGTCGTCGCGCCGACCGTACCAACGCCGCTGCGCAAGGTTCTGGCAAATGGCGAGAGTTCGTCTTCTGGTCCCATCGCAGGACTCGCCGGCCCCAAAAGTCCTGGCGCAGGCACACGCTTCAACAAGTCGAGACCAGCCATTCCGTGCTTGATCAGGAAATCGGCGATCTGTTGAGGGGTCCAGGTATAAGTAGCAGCCACGGAGGCGCCTGGCGTACCTACTCCTGCCTCAATGGAGGATACCTTCGCCTTCCAGGGATAAGGAATATAATTCTCATCCGGAATGCTGGCGTTCACCGTCACAGAAGGCACGATCGACGATAGATTTCCGCTCACGCCGTACCCAAGCGTGTCTTCCGAGGTCATGCCCTTTCTCAGGAAGACCCTGTGGATCCCTTGCCCGCTTGTACCAAATCCTAGGCTGCCCGTCACCGTTGCACGGGGTGCTGTGGGCGAGCCGGGATTGGAATAATACGTCCCTCCGATTCCAATGGGAAAGGGACGGAGACCTATCGACCCTGACCATCCGTCCGGCCACCGAGTTTCTCGTTTGGTATTGTCTGTCATTTCTATCCTCGGTAGAATCCATAAGTAGAAAGAATTATGCTTGAACCAGTCGCCGCGCCAAACGCGGCGATCGGTGTATAGCCGGCGATACGAATTGCAGAGACGGCAGAGAAGATCGAAACCAGCCGGCAAAGCCGTGGATTCGAGCGGAGGTTGGGAATTGAAAGCGAAATGACCTATCTTGCTTACGGTCTCACAGGGATCTGGGTTGTCGGAATATTCGTTCTTGCGGGAGTGCACGCGAACGACATACGACGGTTACTGAACAACCTTGCGCCAGGCGCGCCTCTCGCAGGTCATATTTGGAACGCGAGCCTCCGCAAGCATTCTCTCATCAATATCGACCCAGCTTTGTTGAACGAAACCGGCCGGGCCTATCGCACGAAAGCGATCCGTAATGAACGGATAATGTTTGCCTGGATGTTTGGCGGCTTTCTCCTGACGTGCATTTACTACTACATGTATCGGTAATGCATCAGGTCTCCGGTTTCTCAGCGCTCGTCCGTCCTGGAAACCCGCTGCGTTGCATTATGCGCGGTGTGAGCCACGATCTTCATCGCACCACCAGACTCGGCCACCGCCTGCGCCAACAGCGTAAACTGATCATCGGTCAGGTCGTAGTAAGTCTCCCGGCTCTCCTCCTCGCGCTCCTCCCACCACACCTTCACGATGCCGACCTTTGAAAGCAGCGCGTCCTTGACGAAGGAATACAGCACCATGAACCCGGGATTCTGCTGCATGAAGACGTGGTTGACATAGTCGGTCTCCTGCTGCGCGGCGGCTTCGTCCTCAGGTCCCACCGGCTCGAACCGCACCACTTCGTCGGAGCCGGCGAAGATATCCATCAGCGACGGCATCAAGCCCTCGATGGTGTCGGCGACATCGGTTGAGACCGCGCGCGAGCGGCCGTCCTGCGCCGGCATGTCCTTGTTCATGTCGCCGAGATAATAGTCCATCGCATCGGCGCGCTCCTCCGCCAGTTGCGCGGCCGAGATAGCGGCCAGCGCATCGGCTTTCTCGGCGGCCAGCATGGCCTTGAGATCGGACGTGGACATTTTGGGCATGGGCAGGACACTCGCTTTGGGAGTTGATCGGATGGGGGGTGAGCGATGGGCGACGTTGGACGCAGGGTACGCCCTGCCCCTTCACTAACGCGGCTTCTTGTTCCACTGAGCAGACCGGGCCAGCCCCCAGAAGAAATCCTCGTCGCCGGACGTCGTCGATCTGCCCGGAAATCCGAAGATCGTCGGTGGAAAGGGATAGTCGGGCATCGGTTCGCCGGTTACGAGGCCAGGCGGGCGGCCTGCCGGCGGTGACGGCGCTATCGGCTGGTTGGGAGCAACCGGCGCGCTGACGCCCGAGGAAGAAGTCCAGTTGCTGAAGCGATCGTCGAAGGTGGCCGAACTGTCAACGGGAGAAATCGCATTAGGTAGCGGGGTTGGAGCGTTCGGATCGTATCCGGCGAGGTCCGGCTTGCTGGCAGGAAGCCTGACCAAGCGCCGAACTTCTTTTCCAGCATCGCGCGGGGCAACGTCTTCCGCCGGCTCGACAAACGATCGCGTTTCGTAGAGCGGCCGAGAGGACGTGGCAGAGCCAGGCACGAATTGCCCGCGGGTACCGAAGGGCGCGGAAGCGCTGACCCCCGTTCGCTCGGCGCTCGGAAAAGACGTGGCATCGGGAGCTGTAGGCTGGTTTGCGCTAGTGGAAGGATTTGCCTCAAAGATGCGCAGATATCGCTGGTGCTCGTTAAGGAAAGTCGGCGGAACAGGGTTTGGGTCGAATGATTCTCGCTGATCCCAATAAGCACTCGGGTCGATAACCTTGCCTGTCGGATCCTTCAACTGATAGTGAGCGTGGTTGGCATCCTTCGGGTCTTTGACTTTCAATCCAGTGTTGCCCATCGTTCCGATCAACTGCCCTGCAACGACCGGATCGCCTACCGTCACATGCTGGGCACGACTGTGCAGAATCTCATGGGAAAAACCATCCGCATCTCGAATCGCTATTGTACCGAACCCGCCCTTGTCGGCCCGTGTCACGATGCCAGTGACAGGCGCGCGCATCGCAGGATTACTCCGATTGAGCTTTGCCACTCCCCAATAGTTAAAGTCGACCCCACGATGTGGCTTTGTTGAATTTTTCGGTCTTCCTTCCACCTCACCATACCGACTGGTAATGTCGGGCATCACGCCGTCGATCGGTGGCAGCACTCGTCGCATCATATCTTTCCAAGACATCAATGATCCTCGCATTGTGTGGCTGTACGGCAGAAGCGGCGTGTTGCGCAGGCAACCAAGTCGATATTGATCAACCTAGGAGCGAACTGTATAATCTGTGAAGTTTTGAGCGTTGCCGATAGAGTCTGCGGAGAGCGTCGTTGAATTGCAAACAAACACACTATTGCGCGATTATAGGGCTCGCCCTTGTCATCTCCGCGCTATTGGGGGCGCCTACATCTGCTCTTGCGCAGCCCAGCGCGGCATCGACATTAGAAAAGTGGCGTCCAACCGATGGCTATTACGAGAGTCCCGGCAAAGATTTTGATTCGGACTGCCGGAAAGAGTATGGCGTCTTTACCATTGAGCTAGCCGAAAAATCGGTCAGTGGATTTGAATGGAACTGCAGCGTTAACAGGGTAACGGATACGGCTCCAGGCGCCATCAAATTGAACATGACATGCTACGATATCAATATGCTAACATCAGCACGTGACCCTGATGCCGGCGAACGGCCGTTCAAGGAGATCATGTTGCTCAAACGGATCAATCACAAATCGATGTCCGTTCGAAAGACGATTGCGCGGCAATTCAAGGGGCCAAGTTGGCAGGCCGACTATTGCCAAGAGGATGTGCAACGAATGCGCATCGAGAAAAAGAAGCGCGCTAAGGAAGAAGCCCGGTACAAGATTCCGGAAGAGCTATCGCGCCCGAACCAGTGGCGCCCGAAGGATGGCATCTACGCCAGCACCGGCCCGGATTTCAGCGATCGCTGTGCAAAATCGGGCGACGTTGCCATCGGCTTGACCGACGGCTCGATCTCGAGCGGCAAGGCTCAATGCAAGGTCGTCGAGGTGATGAACACGGGACAAGCGGCGATGTCCCTGAGCATGACCTGCAATCAGCCGTCGGCGAAGCAAGCTCCAGCCCCGACAAAGAAGGGCTCAGAGGCGAATTCTCGCCGGGAGGCCGGCACACTCAGCATGGACGTCATCCGGATGAGCCGGATTGATGACAACACATTCCACATGCAGAAGACCGTGGACAAAAAATTCAAGGACGATGGCGGACCGGTCGCCTATTGTCCCGAAGAAGCGCAGCGCGCGCATGCAGCGAGGAAAGTAAACAAGTAGAGACAACTTTCGGCGCTTGGCGCCCCCGCGCCGCGCCTCATCTCCACCCTCGCTCCTCATATCGTATCGCCCGGTTGAAGCTAGCCGTCCTCCCCGGGGCCTCATAGCAGATCGCCATCAATCCCAGTGCATCGGCGGCATGGCTCGACCAGTCATGCTCCGGCCCGAGGCCGACGTTGCGAATGTCGTCCTTGCGCTCGTGGTAGAACCCGATCGCGTCCCTTCCGGCTTCGGTCGTTGCCTCGTTCCACCAGATCTGCGGACCCAGCCGACGCAGCGCCTCAATCCGCATCATGGCCGCGCCCCTGCCCTGGTTCTTCACCGGTGGCTCGACGGTGAAGCCGGCTTCGCGCAGGTGATCCTCATAGCGCTTACCGGTGACGTTGTTCTCGTTGACGCCATCGTGCGGCAGATGAACGATCGCCTGCGCATAGCCGCGCGCGCGCAGCCAGTTGACGTGAAACGCCAGCACCTGGCCCACAGCCTCATAATAATCCAGAACCCTGACTTCGTTCCCGACCCACTGCGCAATCCAGATCGTGAAGGCGTCCGCGGTGGCGCCGGAGCCGCCGATATCGATAAAGGCCCGCAGCGGCAACAGCGGATCGGCGGAGACTTTTCCGATCCTCCCTTGCGCACGCGCCTCGGCCAGCATCTGCCCGAAGTAAGCGCCCTCGAACGCCCTCACATAATCACCTTCCCAGATGTGATCGTAGCGGTCGGGATAGAGCGACAAGTCGGTGCGACGCTCTTCCTCCAGCACGGACGGAAACCAGGGATTGTCGCGCCAGTTGGCGCTAGTCACGATAGCGCCCGGCGGCTTGCGTGCACGAAGGAAGTCGTCGATTGCATCGGACTTGCGACGGGGATTCCACGACGCCCACAGCTCGGAATTTTCCGCACGGATGGTCGGGCGCAGCAGCGCAAGGCTCCGCGCGCTCAGCGTCTGCGCCTCGTCGATCCAGGCGATCCGAAAGCCCTCAAGAGATTTGATGGACTCAGCGGTGTGATCCTGCATCCCACGGAAGATGATGAGGCCATCGCCTGGCGTCTCGATCTTGTCGCTGTAGAGCTTGAAGCCGCTACCAACCCCGAGCGAGGCAATCTTGCTTTCGATCAGCCGCTTGCTCGATTGCGCCAGCGTCCGCTGCGCCTCTCGAATGCAGACCGCCAGCGTACCGCGCTCGGCCTGGCACGTCTCGACCAGGAGTTCGCCGAAGAAATGCGATTTACCAGAACCGCGGCCGCCGTAAACCCCCTTGTAGCGCGCAGGTGCGAGGAGTGGCTCGAAAACTCGAGCCGTTGGGATTTCCAGAATGGTCAATGGTACGTCCTGTTTGATGATTTCAAGTTCACCATCACCCTCATCTCGAAGGCTGGGGTCCGGCTACCGCAACCGCCATTACCTTCTGAAGCGAAGCAATCCGAAAAGAAAATCGTCCATCCCTTCCTCGCGCGCCGATGGACGCTTCGAGGAATTCAAAATCGGCAGCGGGAAAGGCAGATCGGGTTCCGGCTTGCCGGTGACGATACCGGGTGTTTCGGCTGGTGCCGACGCAAGTGAGTATGTTGCTCTCGGCGCACTGACCGGAGGTGAGGAAGTCCAGTTTCCGAAGCGGTCAGGAAGTGAGGTAGAACGAGAAGGCGAGGAATTCTCATCGGACGGAATCACTGGCAATCATCGTATGCGGATTGTCTAACGCGGCAAAGCCAATACCTTTGCCTTCCCTCGCTCTCAATCGTCGAAACGGAGAATCCGTGTTTCTTATGCCATCTGACCACCATTCCTCACGAAAATATGCGGAAAGTTTTTCGGCATTGCGATTGAACTTTTGTTCTGGCACTCCCTCAAGTGTATGATGAAGTCCATTGGAGTCGATGTAGTTCAACACGACATGGTGCCCTAAGACCTCTCCGTGATAAGGCAACGCGGACGCATTGGTGTAGGTGAGAAAAATTCTTTCACGCATTGAATATCTCGCTACTCGAATGCTGTACCCCAACTCTTCCACTCGAAGTAACGATCGATGGGTCGCCGTCCTATTGCTTGGGTGGAACTGACCTGGAGCTAAGTTACGAGCGTCGACAGGTCTTGAACCGGAATTCATCTTGGCAAGGCCCGCAGCGATGATGCGTCAATTTCCGACC